CCCAGAAGGCTAGGTCTTGATAATCGTTACTACCACACCTGACTTCTAGCCAATTCTTACCAGTCATAGTAGTATTAGTAACTCTACCCCCACAATTTAACTTTTTATTAGGATATTTGCTATCCCACATAATATATCCAAAAGGAAATCTAAAATAATAGCTGTTTCTACCATCTTGAGCAGTATATTCCTTCTTTTTTATTAATCTTGCTACATAATCGTCATCTGTTAAGGCATAATCACCCTGTTTCGCTTTTTGCCAGTGACGAAAAGGTACCTTTGCTTTTATAGCCTCTTCTTTTGTGTAGATAATGTAGTCTGTGGGTCCAATATCTTTATGATTTATAGTAACAGAAAACAATCTGACTCCAAGATACGGAAGTATACCTATTTTTATAATAAGATGTCTTAGGTATGACTACTATTTTAGTTTGTATTTTCTTAGGATGTCCCAAGATACCTTCCCTGCTAGTAAACATTCGTGCAAAAACTCTAATAACATATCTCCACCCTTGTATCTAGGTGGTGGGTAGATTCTATTTTCGTTTTTATAAAGTTCTATAAATAATTGTGCAAGTTCTGCAAAGGTTATTGGTCTTCCCCACGCCTCAATAATCCAATCATCATCGCCTTTAGTTCCTTTTTTGTAGGTAATCCAAGAACACGGGCTAACTGGAGCAGTCGAAACTTTAGTTTTAGCAATATTAGTCCGGTCCACAGGTGGATTATGTTCAGAACTCTGAGAAAGATTGTTTTTAGTGAGCTTTTTGTAGTCATTATACGCCTCCGTTACATCGTAATAACGCTTTCCTCTAGCAACTTCAGCACGGAATCCCGTCATTGCTGACAGTTCCTTCCAAAGTTTGTCGTAATTTAACTTGTCGTCATCAGTTAAGTAGTCTTTTATTGTTACCGACATACGGAAAGTTACCCCTTAATAAATAAATCAGAACAAAATATTGAAAAAAATGTAAAACCCTTTTTTACAAAAAGCAATAGCTACTATTTTCTTTAATCAAATCTTGTTAAGTCTTTAATTATTAAGTGTTAGGGTATCTTGCGTGTAATTTAGGCTGTCAGGCTTCCAACTTGGGTTAACAATCCTAACGTCTTCCCACTTATTATGCAACCAACACCAGTTGTCACCCTCTCTAATGTTAACGTATTGATGCCTTGTGCCATCATTTAGAGCAGTGATAACGCCTAGCTGTCCATCTTTTACTGGGACATCAGAACCTGATTTAACTAACACAGCTAAAAACAATAATAATCCAATTTTTTCCATAAAAAAACTTAAATATTTAAGGAATATTAGAGCAATCCCTTTATTAAGTAAAAGTTTCAAAAATTGCTGTAGAATGGGAGTACGTGATACACATTGCACCGTACCCGTTGCGTTTTCACTCCACGGGGGGTCCTTGCAGTTGACTTCAATCCTTCGTCAACCTCCAGTCCAGCCTCCCGTGTACTGAAAGCCACACCGTCTACTTTGGTGCCTCTAGCCCCTGCTTACCTCGGTAATTATACAACTTAACAATAGGAGACTCGTTATGTCAATCAAAGAAGTAATAGCCAAAGTAGTTACAGACGTTAAAGATAACCCAACCCGTTGGGTTAAGACCACTTTCCAGCTTAATGGTCAGGACACCTTTAAGTACTGGTTAGACAACGTCACCCAAGAGGCAATAGCCTTAATCCAGCCATTCGCTGGTAAAGAGGTCAACCTCAAGACTGGTGCCTACATAGTATCAGTCCGTCTTGCTGGTAGTCAATACACAGCCAAGGATGGTAGTATGAAAATGCGTAAGAGCACCAGTATTGAGCTCAGACCGTCCAATCGTGAATATGTTACGGACGTTTCGTCTATGTAACAAGTCAACTGGGGTAGGGGAC